TATTTTTCAAGAACGATGGAAGCCTCAGCTTCTTCGTAGATGCAATTTCGCCAGGGGTGCTCATAAAGAGCGAACCCACTTTCACCAATGGCGGCGAGCGCATGAAGGTGGAAGTCTGGCGTTTGGATCTCGTGGCTTGCGTCAATCCAGATGGTGTATTCGTAATTCTCTAAATACTCATGCGGATGAAGTTTGAATTTCTTTGCGTCATCTCTTGGATGGTCGTGCGTTTTCTCAACGACCCGAACGTCCCAGAACTCAGACTCAATCTCAACGTCACTGAAGGCGATGAAGTCGACGTCAGCGATTTCGGGGTGCGCTTTGAGTTCGTCGTAGCCGCCACACACTGCGGTGTAGACCGCAATGCTCATTTTTGGTTCTGGAAGTAACGCTTCTCAAAGAGCTTCTGATCTGCTTTGGAGTTCTTCTCTCCAAGGGCGTAAATCTCGTCGGTAGGCGTGTGGCCATTGATCGGGTGGATGTGCTCAACCTGGCTTCCGAGAGCTGCTTGAAAGGTGCCTCGCTGCTTGGCCACGGTGACAATTTCGTCATCCACGCACCAGTGCGAGTAGCCCTCGTGACAGACGACCCCAGGAGCGTCCCAGGATGCCCCCTGTTCGACGCAATACGTCCTGCGTAACATCGGGTGCGTAGCGTGTTCTCCACGCGTTACACGAGGATTGAGCAAGTCATTGGTTCCGATGACGTCTGCGTTGTATCGGCGGGCCACGTCTTGAGCGTGATCGAGCCAACCCGGTCGGAATCTGACGTCATCGCCACAGAGCAGGATCCACGGTGAGGCCTTTTCAGGTTGCGTGGTCATTGTGGCGTTGAAGGCGTAGTTGATCTTTTGAGCGAAGGTGTGAGCGTCGGGAGATGAGAGAACGATTCCCCCATTGTCCAAGACTGCCTTGGTCTCGGTTTCGTCTCCGTCCTCGACGATGAAGTAGGCCGTGGCCAGTCCGGTTGAGGCTCGTAATGACTCCATCAGCGGTGCCACGTTTTGGGGACGATTGAGAACAGGGATCAGAACATCGACCCTCTCCGTCGCTGGCGGTGCGATGAAACTCGTCCAGAAATCATCTTCGGCCAGCCAAAGATGTTTATAGTGCGTCGTGCGAATTCCCGTGTGAACAAACAAAGGAATCTCAAGCGATTGCGTCCGGACAAAGAACGAAATGTCTTCGCCCATTTTCGTGCCGTTGGGATCGGGGATTTGTTCAAACCAGTTTTCTCCATATTCATCTCGAACCCTTTCGAGAGAAATTCGGTGAATTAAAAGAATTGCCCCACCAGTGGCTCCGGTCTTGACCAGAGAGTTGACGGGATAGTGAGCTCGTCCGGTGAATCGAGAATGGCCATCTTCGTGCTTCAGCCATTCAAGCAATGTCGGTTGAGGAAAACATTTGAAACCGTTGAAGCCATCTGGCATTGATTCGCGTTGAGCAAAAGCCAAGCCACCAATGATCGGGCGTTCGTCTTTGTCGGCGCAGCTGAGAAGGGCGTCAAGCGTGTGAGGCTCAAAACCCATATCCGCATCGAGCATAAAAAGCCACTCGCAGTCCGTGGCGAGAAACTTCTTGACAAGATCATTTCGGCCAGCGGGAATTCCGTTGGTGCCACATTTGACCATGGCCCAGGAATGAAGTCGGCGGGGGCCAGATAAGTCATGGCCAATCAGATCGAGAAGACTCTTGTGGAACGATGCGGTGACCTCGTTGGGGTGGAGGTAGCCAAGAAGAACGTCGGAGTTCTTAGCCACGCTTGACCGTCCTTCGCTCAGATGGAGCGGCTGACGTTTGTTCAATCACTGGAACGCTTCGACGAGGGAAGTTGGGCGATGGAGGATCTTCAGAAAAAAAGTTTGGACGAGCTTTGACCAACGGATCATCAGCGGCCCAGGGCTCACCCTCTTCGAGTCGAATGGGAAGTCCCTGGTCGTCAATCAACGCACAGGTGGCGCAGGCATAAACAATCTTGATGGGGGGCATGTGGGCTCCTTTGTGTGGGCTGGTGGGCGGGGCGTAAGAGATCCCTCGGCTGGAACGAACCCACAATCAAGTGAGCGCCCAACGAACCAACCGAGGAAAGCGTTGGCTGGGCAAGCCGAGAAGGTTTAGGGGGAAAGGGCTGACGTGAAGTGAGGGCAGGCCCGAAGGCCCACCCCCACCAAACATCGGGTGTTGATTACTAACCGACTGTGATGATTCGGAAACCATTCACGTTGGCAGCGTCCATACCGTGACGTGCGAAGGCAAACCATCCGCGCTGTCCAGAAGGACGACCAGTGCTTTGATCGAACAAGTTGTTGATGAGTTCGATCTCCATACCGGCTCGTTGTGCGATCACGAAGTTGGAGAAGTCTCCGACAACTGCGATCGACGTGGTTGTGGCGGTTGCACCAGTGAAGGCAGGTGCGTAGTCACTTGTGATGACCGGCCGTCCTGTCAACTGATCGGTGCCGTCAGCGAGCAAGTTGACCGTGAAGTCAGACAGCGCGTTGCCGTTACCGAATGCGCGAACCTGCGACATTGCCGTTGGGGACATGACCCATGATGCGTTGGCGCGGTAGCGCTGTGGCAATGCGGCCCAGGCTTTCCGGATGTCAACGGCACCAAGTGAGCCAGCGGTAGCAGTCGTGACGTGCGCAGGCGCGGTGAGCGTTGCGTTCATACGAGTGAAGATACCGTAAGGCTGGGACGAACCAGTTCCAACGACAGTCGTTGAAGCAAGTTGGTCAATGTAACCCTGAGCAAGCAAGTTGCCCATCTCGTCGGCAAAACCTGGGTAGTCCTGTCCGATTTCGATTGAGTAAGGAATGAATCCTCGGCTCGAATAGACAGTGATACTTGGCTGCGCCAGCGTTGCAGCGTCGTCAGAGACAGCAGACGCTTCAGCGTCGTAGCTCCAAGACATTCCAGCGGACGAGACACCCTTCCAGGTGTTGGTGGTGACAGTGACGACTCGTGAGATGTCCACGATTGGCGCGTTGACCGCACCGCTCGTCAGGATGATTGTGGGGTCAATCAAAATTGGGACACCATAGCCACCGGCTGACGAAGTTCCTTCGTTGGCAGCACGGAACTCATTGAGTGCGTGAACCTCTTCGGGAGTGTAAGCAGGCTTGTCTTGCGTGACTGACTTTTGGAAACCACTGCGGTAAGCGTCAGATTCCGTGACGAGAAGGCGTCGAGCAATGCTTGAACCATCACACATGTCACCAGTCGAACGAAGAAGTTTTTCTACGTTGTCAAGTTGGTGAGATGCAAGTTTCTTGCCGTGGATTTCGAGTGCCTCTAAAGCGCGGTCACGAAGTTCGCCACGAGAGGCGCTACGAATGTCGCCTTCCAATGGGTTGGACTTCTTGAGCACATGAGGGGCGTCGTATCCGACTGTCTCCGTGGTGGATGAGGCTCGGACTTCTGCGACCTTTGCGGCGCGGAGTTCCATGGCGCTGAGCTCTTCTGAGCGTGCGTCAAATTCCTCGATTGCGACTGAGAGACGAAGGTCGTCCTCAGCTGAGATGTTTTCGACGTCTGCAAGGGCGTCAATTTCATCTCGAAGTGCGACTACGACTGAACGTAGTTCTTCTTGGGTAGCCATTTTCATGACTCCTTTCGAGTAAGGGAACGCAAAGCGATTGCCCTGCGTTGGTTTTTTGAACGAGGTGAGTGACCAGGAGTCGGCTCATCTTCACTACTGTCGGCGGCTGACGAGACGTCAGTGCCAGATGCAAAGGCTCGGGCGATTTCGCCACGAACCTCTGGGTCGGTGAGCGCAGTGAGAACTTCTCGGCTGCGCACCGATACATTTGTGTTCTCGTAGGCGGGGAAGACTACGGGCCCCAACTCTGCAAGAGCGACTTCGTTGATTGTTCTTGAAGCGACGTGGTCTTGACCAACGCTCCAATCGTCCTTGATGACACTCATTCGAATGGACATGCCATCGATTGATCCTCCACGGATAGCGTCACGCACCGGCTCGACAAGCCAGTTGTCATTTAGTTTCGCTTTGACGTAGAGCCCGTGTGAATCTTCTCGAAGGGCAGTGATCGTGCCGATTGGAATTGATCCCACCATGGGGTGCTGACCATGATCAAACATGAGCACTGGTGAACGCTCTGAGATTGTCTTGGTGAACGCTCCTGGCATGATGCGCTCACGGAATGTTCCTTCCCATGAGTCAATCATTGCGGGGTCGTCAAAGACTGCGGCATAGCCCTCAAGGGTAAGACCGTCAGTGGCTTCAGCGCGAAACGAAACCTTTCGAAGAAGCGAGTCTCTCGGTGCGTTGGCGTTTCGGTACGGTGCATCGTCGTTCATTTGTTTGTCGCTGGCGGCCGGCTCAATGCCTTCAATGGCGTCATAAACGTCAGGGGAACCAATGGGGTCAACCTCAATGGCGGTCTCTTCTGTGACGGGTTGTCCACAGGTAGGACAAAACGTCATGTCAAGCGTCACGGGATTTTGACATTTGAAGCACAAGTACGTTTGGCCGCTTTCAAGATTGTCGTCCGCTTGAAGAATGGCGGATTCGCTTTGCATCGTGTCAGTCATGTTGGAACCTTTTGAGATCGGGGCGTTGAATGGGTTAGGTGTTTGGAAGCATCGGGTCGGGGGCGGTTTTTCCACCGGCAGGAATTGCTGGGCCAGGCTTTTGAAGTTGCACAGACACGAGACCGGTGTGCTTCAGCTGCGTCAGGTCACCAGTAGTGACGGCCTGGATTGCTGAGTCTGGGGTGTAGCCACCCTGAACGAAGGTGAGGATTGTCTTGGCGTCCTGCTCTCTGATGTTGGCAGCGTCGGTAACGTCTTCTTGAAGGAACGAGACATCTCGGTCGTCATACCAAAGACGCGTGCCAGCGGGGGTAGGAACGATTGTTGAAAGCGCACCTGCGGCAGCTCGCCAAAGCGGGCGCATCGTAGCGTCAGAGAATCGACGTCGAGTCGCCGTGTAGTTACCCGCGTTCAAAGTTGAGCCTTTGAGAGATTCCGACAATCCGACGATTCCACTCGGCACGCCAGCGGCGGCAGCGATGCGAGTTTCACCGGCGCTCTGTACGGCCGCCATGGCGAGATCGTTGAAGTTTGAGCCCACGACCTTGACGTCAGCACCGCTTCCAAGGTACAGAGTCTTGAAGCCATTGTTCGGGCCAATGTGCGATGAGTCCATGCGATCTTTGAACGCGTTAAACGCTTCTTGGCTGACCCCATCTTTGAAAGAGACAACGAGGTTGGGTGTGGCCGCATTGTTCAGGAATGAGTGCTTGTATCTTGTCAAATCCATGTCGGCCGTGACGTCTGGGAGAAGTGCGTTGAGCCAAGTTGCTCCACGGAATTCGTGAGCAGGGTCTGGAATTGGTTTGTAGTGGCACACTTCCTCTGGCAGGAATGTTGCAACCCTTTGATTTTTTTTGTCGTAGTAGAAATATCCCGCTAAGCGTTGTCCGTAACATTGACCCGTCTCAACGTCTTCAACGTCAGTGGTGGCAATGTGGACTTGCGTTGGATTTAATCGAACGAGCTCATTGATGCCTTGAGGTCGAACCCAGTAAGAGTTCCCATACAGCGAAGCGTCAACTTCCATGCGAGCAAGAAGGTCGCCAGTCGTCGCCTGGGGCCAGGGCTGTTCAATGATTGAGAGGTCGGTGTTGCCGAACATGTTTCCAGGTCGGCCGGCGTTCCATTGTTGAAACGCGAAACGGATTTCTGAGAAGACCATAAGTCGGACTGAAATGCAGGCCCAGACGATTGGGTTTCGTTGCGCTTGCATTGCCGTAAGTTCGGACATTCCGCCTTGAGGCGTGACGTAGTTGACACCATTAAAACCAAACTGCTGAAAAAGGTTCAAGTAATCAGGCCATGAAAGGCCGCCATCTCGTTCTTCCATCGCTCTTGACGAGCGCACAAGGTTTCCAAGCATTTAGTTTGTCCGTTCGATTGCGATCCCAAAGACCGTGAAGCCGATGCCAAGTGCAATCAATCCACCCCACAAAGAAATGAGGGAGATTCCACCGGCGATTAGAAGAACTCCGAGGGCTTGGAGAATTGTTGCGATTAGGGTTTTCATTCCCATGCGACCCATACCTCGCTTTCATTGGCACGAGACATGGCTTTTTCATAAGCCAATGTCGCCGCTATTAGTGGGCTGACGTCTTCCTGAGCATCCCGTCGACCCCAGATCCAAACGTCACTCATCTGACGCTTTCGGGCAGCGGCCGCGGCAATGTCCAAAGCGGCATGACGGCGAATTTGGATCTTCGAGTCAGCAACCGCGTCGTAAAAAACCCCACATGCGTGAGCCATTTCCCGAGCGGTGTGACTGTGAACTTTCACGAACTGCGATTCAAGCTCTGCGACGAGCGAACCGGCAGGGCCGTAAGAGTCCAGGGCGACAGGAATCTCAAACTTTTTCGAGAGTTCAACGACTCGCTCAACCACCCATCCAATTCCTTGGCGGTGATCGACGAGTTCAACTCTTCCCTTTTCGTCGGCGATCGCAATAGCGGCGGCCGATCGTTCGGGGTTGACGTCCAGGCCGATAACCATGCGCCCTTCTGGGGCCACATCGTCGGCGCAGACGCCATTCCATAGACTCGCTGGGATGACTCGCTCTTCCGAGATCGTCCACTGATTTAGGGCTGAGCGTCTGAACTCACCCTCGGTCATGGTTTGGCGTAAGTGTCGGACAACATCTTCTGAAATTGTCCATCCGAGAGCCGGCATGCATGATCGCCATGTTGCGGGGTCATCGGGATCAGCCTCTTCGTCGGCTGACCATTCGAAATATGCGATGCCTTGGGTTTCCCCATTGGCTACTGCAGCGCGACCTGCATCGACTTTTCTTTTCAAGAAGACAGATCGCTCGGTTCCTGCCGTTGAGATATTCAAGATTTGTGCAGCTGGTCGAGTGAGCATGGCTGGAAGCATCGACTGTTCTCGACGATCATCTTCATCAGCGAATGATTCGTCGATGACTCCAAGATCGATGGTCTTGCCGTGACCTGAGTCTTCGCCTGAGTTCAGGATGAAGATTCGAGAGCCAGTGACAAACGTGATGGCTTCGTTACCGACCCCTCGAAGGACGCGAGAGACCCCTTTTCGACAGCTTGAGGTTTTGGCCACAAGAAGCGGGGCTTGATCGTTGAGAAGTTTTTCCCGAGCGTCTTTTCCGGTCTGTGCGGTGTAGGCGATTGATTGAGGGCCACCCCAACCAAGTGCTCGTTGGATCTCAAAAGCAAGGGTCAGCGTGGTCTTGCCATTTTGGCGAGGAATCGTGACGACGATTTCTCGATATGCGGGAACAGATGTTCCTTCAATCATTTCAAGGCCTACGTCAGCGACGTATCGCTGCCAGGGCATAAGACTTTGGCCAAATGAATCGGCCGCTTCCGCAACTTCAGATCCGAGAGTTCTTCTCGATGGAGTTCGAGGCGTCGCCCATCGGGGCCGACAATTTTCCAAGGAGCTCTGATAGTTCGTCAATGTCGTCATCCTGAACCTCTCGCAGTGCAAGTTCGACTGCGCGATACTCACGCCAAAGACTTGCGTTTGATGGATCGGCATCGACCGCATCAGCGAGGGCTTGNAGGGCAGTGACTCGGGCAGAATCGGTTTCGTTGAGACGGTTGGCATCTCGAAGGGCTTGAATGGTCGCTTCGGCAGCTGTGCGGTTGCGGCCTGAGAATTGTTCAATGAGCTTGTCTGTTTCGGGCTGGGGTTTTGTCATGGTGGGCACCTAGCGATTCGGGGTAACGATTGAACCGATTGGTTCGAATTTGTATATATAAAGGC